TTGCAAAGGTTGTTCGTAGTTTGTTTACTTCTCTTACTGCTTCCTGTTTTTCTTTTTCTATTGCTTGTATCTGCTTTTGTGCCTTCTCTTGGTTGGCAAGATAAGTTTTAATTGATTCGTTTTGTTGTGCTATTGATTGTTCTAAGGCTATCTGATTGCCTTTTAAAGTAGAGATATTGTCTTGTAGTCTATCAATATACCAAAATGAACCACTAGCTGTTACTAGCAATAAACCGCCTAGTATTATTGATAACTTGAATCCCATGTATACACCTGTAATTTCTCGCTTTTACCTTTAGCTTCTATTGGGTCTAAAGGTATCAAATCAAATTCTATCGCATTTTCTGTACTTTGACCAATAAGCAAATCTACACCTGCTGCTTTTGTACCTGATTCAAGTCTAGCAGCAACATTAACGGCATCACCAATAGCTGTATAATCAAATCTATTTTCACTACCCATATTCCCTATAACCGCATATCCTGTATTGATTCCAATGCCTATGGTTACTGGTTTAATTCCTTTGTTTACAAGAACATAATTTAGTTCTTCCATATTTTTTTGTATATCCATAGCACAAGCCAATGCCTTAGTTTCATGGTTTTCTAAATCAAGAGGTGCATTGAATATAGCCATCATCGCATCACCAATATATTTGTCTACCATACCGCCATGTTTTTGAACTGCTTTTTGTTGAGCAGTAAGTGCTTGATTCATTATGTAAGTCACCTGTTCAGGTTCTAGTGATTCTGATAAAGCTGTAAACCCACGAACATCTGTAAATAAAAATGTTGCGTATCTTTTTTCTCCACCAAGTTTTAAAAGTTCAGGATTCTTCTGTAACTGTTTAACTTGCCTTGGGTCAAGATAATGTTCAAATTGTTTTTTAATTTGTAATCTCAGTTTAAATTGTTCTCTAAATCTTAAATAGAAAGCTATAGAACCAGTTATAAATTGTGAAATCAAAGTCCATGTAACATCAATCAATAAACCCCTGTGGATAAGTTCATATCCTGTATAAGCTGTTGATAACATTATTCCTAAACCTAATACTAAACCCCAAGTTATGCCTAAAGTGTTTAACAAAAGCCATATAAGGCTCACTGAAATAATAAATATAAGCATTTCTACAGCTAATGCCCAATCAGGTATGTAAGGACTATCTTGTATTAAGATTGATTCTGCTAACGCTGTTTGAATCTTATGTGGTTCTAATAAACCAACTGGAGTTGCTATCTGTGGCATAACACCATTAGCGGTTACACCAACAAATACAAACTTACCTGCTACATTCATTTCTTTTAAATCAGTTTGTGGCGTATCTACCCAACTTATCCACTTACGACCAAGACTGTCTGTTTTAACTGGTGGTATTCCTCTGACTGATATCTCTTGGATACCATTATCATTTGTAGTGATAATGTAAGTTCTTGCTCCTGTTAGTGCTTTTAACACTTCTGTTCCAAAAGCAGGGATATACCCATCTGGTGTTTTTAATAATAAAGGTATTCTTCTTACCAAATTATCTAAATCGGTAGGAGCAGTTGCAATACCTTGAGATGATGTATCCTGTAATGCCTGAATGTTTTGTACTACGCCTTGAGTTAACATGCCTCCAGGATTATCTCCTTTAATAACTGTTCCAGTAGTTTTTGGATACTTACCGTTAGGAGTTTCAAACATAGCCAATACAGATGGTATGTAATCAAGAGTGGTAGCAAATACCTCATCACCACCCATCCTGTCTGGTTGCGGAAAAGAAATAACCCAGCCAACTCCAATAGCCCCCTGGTTAATAAGGTCTACTTGTATTTGAGCAAGCGTTCTTCTTGGTAGAGGCCAACCTCCTTCGTTAGCAACATCTTCTTCAGTTATATTAAGAATTACAAAATTACCAGAGGGTTCTGGAGTTTTTACAAAAGTATCAAATATTTTGAGTTTTAATATTTCTGTAGGTGTGCTTTGAAATATAAGTGGGAGTGATAATAGTATTAGTATTGGTAATAATAATCGTTTCATTAATCACTCTGAGTAATAGTAATTGTACTATCGCTCCCTCCATTAACTTTTATTATATTGGAAATACCATCTTGTATAAAGATGACTGTATAGGAGTTGTTGCTGTCTAAATCCAGTCTTACTGTTTCATTTACACTTCTTCTAAGGCTAACCAGGTCCCCTGTAATAATAGTAGTTATTTGAGTTTCTGGGTCTTTACCTAACAATGTTCCAGATATTTGAGTGCTAGTTGCTTGAGCCAATACATCTTCCTCTTTGGCTATAGCAAGGGCATCTAAAACATTTAACAAATCTTCTAAATAATTAACATCAAGATAATTAATATCCAATTCGGTAAACTCTAAGCTATCTTCAGCTAAATAATCTTCTGCAAGATAATCTATATCTAAATCATTAAAGTCTAAAACACTATCTGCTACTGTCGTTGTTGTTTCTTCTTCTACAAACTCTTCTTCTTTAGGAGGCGTAACAATTAACATGTTGTCTATAACATCTAAAGTTAAATCTAACACCACAGGTTTAGTTGGAGCTGATTCAAACACACTAACTGTAGTTGCTTGATAAGGCTTATTTAGTAAAACAGTACCCATAGCAGTAACTACTTCTATTTCGCCACTAGATAAGCCTAGAGCATCAGGTAGTAGTATTATTAAGCTGCGCCCTAATTCATCTACTGTAGCTGTAAAGTCTGTACCACGTATAGCTATATTTGCTGTAGGTGTTTTTAATTGTATGTTTTGCTTATCTATCCTATTAAGATTACCTGTAATAAATCTTGCAGTACCTAATCCAAAGGTGAGAGCCATCTTAGACTTAGATGGGTCAGGGTCATAAATATATTCATCTATAAACAGCTGAGAGTGTTCGGTTAGTTTTACAGTAGAGTCATCAAGAAACGTAATAGCCATACGGCCATCTTTGGTTATAGCTTCATCGTTGCTTTGTATAGCAAATTCTAAAGTAGCATCAAGTGGTTTATCTCTTACTATTTGCGCTGAACCATTTAGTTCAGATATGTCTCCAATATCAACAGCCTGTGCTTGTACCTTGGTCGTTTTGGATAACACAAACAGTAGAAGTAGCAGTACCACCAACTGATATGATTTTGAGCCAGTCATTGTCCTGTGTGCTTAATTGTTGGATGTTAAATGTTCTTGAGCCTCCAGTATGGTCTAAATAGAAATATCCACCTGCTGACGCATTTACACCCGTACCTGTATAAGTAACTGTGTTATCACTACCGTCTATATCCATGTAATTAGTAGCATTATCAATATTTATATTTGAAGTAATTGTGTTATTTGAACCCTGTATTATCCAATCTAAATCAAGAGATGCAGCTATAGCTGTTGTTCCCTGATTTAAGGTGAAAGTATTACCACTACCAGTAACTTGTACGTTTTGATTTGACCCATCTGAACTGTATGTATCTGTAGGGTCTACTTGAATTGTGAAACTGTTAGTGCCACCAGTAAATTCATAAAACCCTGTAAAGTTATCAGCAAATATATCACCAAGGAACTTGTTGGTTGCACCAATCATATTGATGTCGAGGGTCATAGTACTACCATCTAAATCAAAGGGATTTACACTACCTGCTGTAGAATTTAAACCACCTATAATATTAGATATACCTAATTGTTCTAGGTCTATATTAGCGCCAGTACCAGACTGCTCTACGTAAATTTCATTATCTGCTGCAGTAACTCCTAGAGAAAAAACAGCAATTAAGCTTATAAGTTTATTCTTCATATATACATTCTACTCTTTATTTTCTGATTGTAAAATCCAATATTTTTTGGTATAACCCTGTTCTATTAATTCTAATACAGCTCCTTCAATTGCTTTCATTAAGGCTATGGTAGATGATTCGTTTCTAGCGTTACCTAATTCTATTTCTACAAGCTCAGTTCCTGCCTCAATAAATCTAAAAACATCTTCTGACTTGCCGTATGAAAATATAGTTTTTTGACTTAAAATTTCTAAAAGAACTTCTCCTGTAGCAACAGATACCATACGCAAACTTATAGTTACAGTATCTTCTCTGTACTGAATGCTGTTTCCTATTCCTAAATACCTTGCTCCTATCCCACCAGATTCTAAGTTTGACTCGTATGAAATTACAGCACCCTCAATCAAAACTCCTGCAAATAATAATGGTTGTAGTTGTTTCTTTTTTTCTTCTTCGCTAGCAAATTGTTCTCTTGCCGAACGTATAAGCTGCCTTTCTTTTGTAAGATTATCTAAACCAACTCTTTCAACTACTCTAAAGAATTTGCCATCTCCTGCATGTTTTAAAGCCCTTATTAACAAAGCATTTGGTTGTTGGGTAATAGCTGTACTAAATAAAGCAAACTCAGAATTAGATTTACGTTGACCTGTTTGGTCTGTAAAAGATGTAGGATATACAGCAACAACAGGACTTACTTTTGGGATTGCAACATTTTTTAGCTCTATTGATTGTAGGTCTTGAATTGTTACTACATTACGAGCTTTAAACCTTTGCTCGTATGTATCTTCATACTGGTCAAATATAGAGCAGCTAGAAAGTAAAAGTACCAATAGGTATTGTAATTTCTGTAACTGTTCCATCGGCTTCTGTTATTTTAAGTGTTAGCGTAACTCCGTCGCTTGTATATTCAATAGTATTTCCTTCTAGGGTTATTGTACCTGAATCAGAAGGAGTTTCGCCAAACAGGTTATTTACTAGCTGTCTTGAAAGCTCTGCATATACTCTGGACTCAAGATTACGCATAAATCTAGCAAGAGTAGAGTTTTCTTTTTCTCTTTCTATTTCATCTTGCAAAGCTTTTATTTCCTCTTTGATTGTAAGCTTACGAGTATATTCTTGATTTTCTATTGTAAGGTAGTGAGAGCTAGTACCAATACCGTTAAAACTTGGAGATTTAAATTTATGAACTATTTGGTCTGATTTTACATTTTGAGATAAGATGGC